AAACTTGGTATTGCCATAATTATACCTCCTTAAATGTTATCAATGTATGCTACAAAATCCCATTTGCTGTCTGTGCTATTATAAATAAAACCAAGATACATAGTTTTACTAATAATAGTTGTAGTGGGAAGTGAAATGTCACCAGCTCTATAAATAGCATTCCACGCCAGTGTCCTTGCAGTTCCGTTATCTTTAATTCTTATAATTAAGGATTGTCCCTGTGTAGGAGTTCCACTTGGAGCGCCAAAAGTTGCATTTTCTGCAAGTGCTGTAATTGTATAAATATCAGTAGTATCACTATTGGGAGTTGGAGTTGCACTTGAAGTAATTGTTGTTTCTCTTTTAGTGATACGTTTGTTAGTTAAAGTAACTGTGCCAGTTGAAGTTACAAAATTATCATCACAATACTTCTTATTTGCTACTTGATAATCACTTGTAGGAGCTGACGATGGAGTAACAGGAAATGATGAAAATGTTTTTACTCCTGCAATAGTCTGGTCTCCAAATAGCATTACGCCTTGCTGGTTTTTAACATAGTCACGCTCGTCAGTTATATTAGAGTCTGTTACATAAGTTACTCCGGCACCAACATAAACCTGGGCTAATGAAATTTCATAAGTATTGTCTGATTGAGTTAAGCTTGGTGCACTAGGCGAAGTAGCAGGAGTTCCTGTGAGAACTTCACAGGAAATTTTTCTATTAGTTAACCTATCTAATCTTAAAACAATTCTATCAATTCTTGGTTTACTAGAATCTGCAGTTTGTAAAGTTTTTGTAAGACTAGCACTATTTTGATACCAAAAGCCATTTATCCATGCTTCTCCAGTTTTAACTGAAACTCCTAGAGTTGGTGGATCAGTTGCAGTAACTTGAAGGCCATATGATATATCTTTAAAAACTCCCGCACTTAAAAATCTTTTAAAAACATCAGAAAAGTCATTTTGGTCGTATGAGGGTGCGGGTGAACCACCAAAAAACCTACTATACTCAGCCAATTTGACTCACCTCCTGTATAGTTTTTATTTTTTCTTGGATTGTGTTAATTTCTTCAATCATTTTTTTATCTTTTACAATTTTTTTAACTTCTGTAAAAATTGAATCTACTTCTTTAATAAGATTGTAGTTTTGTAAAACTAAAACTGCACTTTGGACTGTTTTTAATTCATCCTGTAAACTTTTTAGTTTTAATGTAGCAATTCTTATATTGTTCTCAGTCCTTTCTATCTCTTTTTGTATTTCTTCAATTTTTCTATTTAAAATTTCCATTTTTATCTCCTTATTTCAGCACTTATATTCTTTTGACTTAGTTTCAAAAAACCGATTAGATCAGGATATTCTCTACCGACTACTAGTTTATTTTGAATACCCTGTTCTGGTGTAATTTCTTCAGTAACTTCAATTATTCTAGTATCAGCTTCAAAAATTCCAGGATATTTAACTGTTATAATATCACCGACATTGAAATCTGTTTCAAACTCAAAAGGTCCTGTAGGTAAATTCTCAAATTCTATTACTTCTTCTTCACCAAGCTCGACTAGTTTTTCATTACCTCTCTGCGTTAATTTATCAGTTGTATCTAGGTCTCTTGCATCTACAAAAAACTCTCTCCTGTCTAAATTTGTATAAGTTAGCCCATCTTTAGTTACTTTTTGCACAGTCCTTAGTTCTGCTTCACCTTGACCTCCTACATAAGCTACAGTTTTAGAATCAATTCTTGTTTTTTTATAGCCGATAAGCTTTATATTACCAAATTCTGGGCTAAATACTACAACACTATTTACACCATTTCCCCAGCTTCTATCAAGTCCTTGTAGAACTCTAAATTTAAATTTTTTATTAGAACTATCAAAAGTAACAGTCCAACCAAGCCCTGAAGCTAAACTTAAATCTTCAAGTATCTCAGCAATGCTTTGAAATCTTGCATCGTATTTAACACTTGCGCCCCTTTCCTGATCAGGCTCAAGTTCTAAAAAACTATAATTTCTATCAGTATCAGAAGAAGAAATACAATTTACATCAACGTAGTGTCTCATAAGAGTCTCAGCTATACCACTTTGGCTATCATAGCCATTACCGCTATCGGTTCCGTATAGAGCCAACCTTTCAGCTAAAATTCCATCAAGTCCTCTTCCTGTTATGTCCCAAGCCTCCGACAGTTTGCCCTCACCACTAAGTTCAATTTCTTTGCTTTCAATTATACCCTCTCTCACAAAATTCACACCTTTTCTAAGCTGTATAATATAACCTAACTGCAAATAATCAGCTGTAGTTTTGTAGCGGTTAATCTTTAGCTCAAAACTGTCTACTGTTCTGTATCTTATATTCCATCTAAGATATTCATAATCGTCTACTATTTTCACAATATTAAAATTTGTATCGTAAACATATAAATCATAACTCATAACTTTTAAACCCCACTATAACGATTATAAAAAAGTATTTGACAATATGAGTTGTCACCTTCAAAAGATGCTAAATACCGAACCTGATTGCCCCCAGGAATTAATTGCCAAAAAACACTATCCGGATCAACATATTCAAAGGCATCTGAATAATTGCCTCCCGAATAAATTTGAACTGATTTATTACCAAAAGCAGTATTTATTATCAATATTTCACCATCAGCAATGTCTTTAGTTACAGATATAGTTTCATTAGTTGTTAAATTTACAATTTCAGGATCGTTAACTTCACCATGAAACATTATAGTAACAGGTGTATTTACATTACCTTCGTTAGTAATTGTTATTAGGCTTGTAACTGTACCAAAACTAATTGGAAAGCTAAACGGAAAAGATAATCCACCTGAAAAACCAACTAAAATTTTCTCTATTTGAGTTGATTCATACCAAAATGGATTGGGTGCTAAAAATTGAATTATTGATTGTTGATATGTTGGTCCTAAACCTTTTCCATCCTGAAATACTATTTCGAGTGGGATACAATCTAAACAATAAGCTGAACCACTGTCATCTTCCCAAACCAGCGTGCCTAAACCATATTTAGGATTGAAATGTTGGTGGACTGTTCTTCTTCTATTAAACAATTCTTGTCTATCAGCGCCAAGTATATAAAATTCTACCGTTACTGTTCTTGGGTCAAATAAAGTATCGATATACGTTTCACCGTCTTGGTATGGTGCTTTTATTAACTGATGCGTTACAGGTATATCGCCAAAACCTGAAAGATTAAAAACATGATAATATTCTTGAAAAATAAATGTTTCGTTATTTGCATTTTTAAAACTAAGTTTCATAACCCCACCCTACTAACTAATTGTCTAGAAATTAAATCTAACTGCCTTCTTATTTCACTTTCTGTTAATTGTGCTGTAGTAGTTATATTTACATTTTGCACAATATTAGGTCCTGACGTTGTAACCGGTTTAGCCCTACCTAAAGGGGTGTTAGCTAAATTCCAAACTAACCTTAAAGCTTGTCTAGAATTTAATACAACTTCAGGTGGATGTAACACAGCAGGTACTTCACCTGCACCAGTAACATACTTTCCACTTTGAGCCAGTAATCCACCTTGACTCATAAACAAGCCACCTTCTCTTGACATTACTTTAGTCCAAATATGAATCACCTTGTCTTTAAGACTTTCAAGCCAACTTTTAACATTGTTAATACCTTTTTCTGCGTCACTGGTATCTACTTTTATTTTAGGTTCTACCGGAGTATTATGAACATCTAACATTTTCATTTTCAGGATATACATATCTGTGCTCATACCTTCAGTTTGTGTTTGAAAATGTATACCCATTTCACTAGCTTTTGCCATCATTTCAGCTGCGCTAAAGCCAAATTGACTAGCTAAATCTATAAAACTCGAAATACCTTGATTTGCTGCTTTTCTAAGTTCAGTCTCAATATTTATACCTGCATTTTGAGCATAAGTCGTAATAGCCCATGTTCGTATTCCAAAATCATCAGCTAATTGCATAAAACTATCTATTCCGTTTTTAGCTGCTGCAGTAAGTGCTTGTTGTATTTGGTCACGAGTAAGATTTGCTTGAAGAGCAATCTGGCCCGAAGAAAAACCAAATTGGTTAGCCATTTTAACAAATCCATCTGCTGATATTTTACCTAAATTTAAGTATTCTAGTCCTAATTCTATAGCTTTTAATCGAGCCTGTTCTTTCATATCTGTAGATGTTTGTTCAGCTGTATAAACCTGATAAAGTGAAGATAGATAATCTTGGGCACTGGAATCTGCTTTAGCTGTTGCTTCAGCTAATTGGGCATTTAATTCAGCTAACCTTTGTTTGCTTTGTGCATCGGATAAACCAACTACAACAGTGTCCCCAGTAAGTTTTATGCCTTCAGTTCTTATTTCGTTCAGCCTCTTCTCAGTTTCAGCCAATTGGTTTTGGACTGCAAAGTATCCTGCATTTGCAGTATCCCCCTGTGCAATATATTCATTTAATTGACCTTGTAAGTCACGTTGTTTTTCAAGTAATTCATTATATTCTGAATTTGTCTGTAAGTATCTATTCAATGCTTCATCATTTTCAACTACTTTTTTAACTTTAGCGCCCTTGACGTTAGTTATTTCTTTCTCAATTTTTACAACTTCATTCAAAGCTTCCTTATACTCAGTTTCAGCACGATTCATTTCATCATTTGCATTAACATTATCAAATATCTGTTTAATTAAATTATCAAAAGCTTGACGCAGTTTGTCAGTGTTTGATGCAGCATCTTGTGCTGCATCTCCCATATTTTCTACAGATTCCTTTGCATTATTCATTGGTGGTACTAAATTTCCAGCTTTATCAGTTACGTACCCCAAAGATTCAGCAAATTGACTAGTAAGTTCTGTAGCTTTTTCCTTAGTATAACCTTCACTTTCTAAACTTTGTCTGTATTCTTCAATTTTCTTAGTTGCCACTTCCAAACCTGTCGAAGATTCTTGCGTAGCTTTAGTAGATTCTTGCGTAGCTTTAGAAAAGCTGAACAAATTTTGTATAAGTTTTCCATAGTATGGTGGATATAAAGTTATAACCTGAATAAGTTCAGTTAAAGTCTGGCTCCAGCTTTTAGTTCCATGTGCAGCATTTACAAAACTATTAGTTACATTACTTAAACCTTTAGACAAACCTAAAAGTACTGCTGCTACACTGGCATACCCAGCAAATGTTAAAACCGATGATGCATTTAAAGCAAGCATAGCAGTCCTCAACTTTGAAATTGTTATAATCATCTGGCCTAAACCTGAAAGTATTGGGGGTATTCCTGCTGTTACAGCCCCAAAAGTTACTACAAGTTTTTTTTGCTCATCGCTTAAATTGCTAAACCAAGTAACTACATTTTTTAACACTCCTACGACATTTAAAAAAGTTGGTATCATTTGTTTACCTAAGTCCACCAGAAGCATATTAAACTGTTCTTTCAAAACTCTTAACTGGTTTGCAGGTGATTCTATAGTTCTTGCCATATCACCTTGTGCTTTTTGGGTTGCTTCCATTATAACATTATAACGTGCCAAAATTTTCTGTTGTTCTGTTAACTGGTCACCTTGCTTGATTAATCCGTTAGTTAGTGCCCAATGCTGAACTGTAGTGTCATTTACAACTATACCTAATCTCTTTAGAGGTTCAACTTCGCCTGATATACCTGCCTGCAATTTTTCAAAAGCTTCCCAAGGCTGTAAATTATAGAAACTAGCCATATCGTAAGCCAGTTGTGTTAAACTTTTAGCCATATCATAAGCCTGTTGCTCACCTAAACCCATAGACGAAAGCATTACGTTAAAAGTTCCAACATTTTTTCTAACTTCATACTCGTTCAACCCTAAACTATCCCTAAGCTCCTGGCTCCATTGTCTTGCAGCATCTGCCATATTACCCATTGAAACTTCAAAAAGATTTTCGGATTCTACAGTATCCATAGCCATTTCTAATGCTTTCTTACCAATTAAAGCCAGAGGCGTAGTAATAGCAGCAGACATCATAAGACCTATATCTCGCATTTCTTTTCCAACTTTTTCAAAATTCTGTGCTATGTTTTTAGTAGTAGTTTTTGTTTGTGACTGTGCTTGCTTTAATGCTTGCTCCAATTTAGTTGGGTCAGCATTTAAAAGCAATAGTAACTCTCCAATATTTAATGCCACTAATGCTTAACCTCCTGACGTTTTTGTTCTACTAATTCCATAACTTTTATCTGCCTCAATATTTCTCTAGGTTTACCGTGTTGTATAGCTATGGCCATTTTAATGTCGTCTCTCTTTCGCTTTTCGATTAACTCTAAATGTTTCTCAATCTGCAAAAGCGTAAAGTTTCTAAGCACATCCTCAATACTTTTAAACCCATATTCTTTCATTAAAAGTTCACAAGCGCTAAACAAATCTAACCCTCCTTCTCCTTCTTCTTGGTTAGTTCGGGTTGCTTTTTCCAAATTGGAAAAAAAGGACTAAACATCCTCTTAATTTCATCTTTGTTTGTCTCAACTAAATCACTAATAATTACACCCAGCTGGCTTGGCATAAGGTTGTCCTTTAAAAACTGAAAATCAGTTTCTGCAAGTTCTGAATTATTTTCTGTTTTAAGGATGTATTTCAAGTATTCATTTATATCTCCAACTTCTGAAATTAACGTTAAAATTAATGCTGAAACCTGTGCAGGATCAGGTTTGTTAAAGTCCATATTCATAATTAAAACTGATATGGACATATTTTTAGACATTGCCTGATTTAATGCCTTTGATAAAAGATTTGCCAACTTAATTAAGTTATAGGCTGATAAAGGCTTTTGTATATATTTTTTATCACCAATACTATATACTTTAGGCTCAGGTAAAAAGATTTCTTCATTATTCATTTACATCACCTTTACTTATAAAGTTATTTATTTATGTTTATGGGTTTTTACTTAACACACCATCACCGTCAAAGTCACAGCTAACAGCTACAACATCCCCCAAAGTTGCATCAATAGTTAAGTTTGGCCAGCAATATCCATAATAATATGCTGTTGAATTATTAGCATCTGGATAAATATAGATTCTCTGTTTATTAGCACCTGTAGCTGCTGTAAATAAATCATTAGATGCAGTATCCATATAACCTGCAAAAGATCCAGACCAGCTAATAATTCCCTTTAACTGTGTTCTCCAGCTATCACCCATTACTGTATCTTCTGCTAAATCTCTATCAATTGAGATATGCCATTCTGTTAGCTCAGTAATTTGGGTAGCTGTATTTTCACCCATATAAACTACTCCATTTTTACCGTGTAGTGTCGCCATATTGATTCCTCCCTTTCACTTAAATTTTTTAATAATATATTAACCCTTGCATCAAAGGTTTGCCTTAAAGCTATCTGCCTAGCTTTTTCAGCTTTAGCAAATCTTTCGCCTTCGTTATCAAGGTAATGCCTAATCTTTTGTTCTAAATCATTTGAATTTTCAAAGTATTCAATACTATCGCCAAATAAATTTATAACTTCTTGTCTTTTATCGCAAATTTGAAAAGTTCCACACGCAGAAAGCTCGAAAGTTCTAGGATTAGCTGAATACGCATAAGGGTGCGCTCTGTGTAAATTAAGACCAATTTTAGCACCATTATAAAATTTTACGGAAGCATCATTGGTAATAATTTTAGACAGTGTATATTTTCTTAATGGACTATTCCTTCTAAGCTTCCAAGTACCTAAAATTTTTAAATTTATCCCATCCCAATTAACTTTCTCTAAAAGTTTAACTCTGTCTTCATATCCAGTTCCAATAAAAATTACATCGGATTTAAATTCATCGCTAACTTCGACTTTCTTATGTCTTTCAGGATCACAAGCTTTAGGTAAATAGCAGGTATTTACATTAACTTTTCTAAATTTCTCTAAACTAGCTACATCATCTACAAAACAAACTCTCAAAAATTTAGCTAAAAATATTTGTTTATCATCATCATACGGGCATTCTGTAAATATCCAAGCTGTTTTAAAACCTGCTCTGTTTAAAGCAATTAAAGCGTTAGGATGAAAAAACAATCCAGATATAATCAAAATCCAATCAGGTTCAAAAACAAATGCTTCATAAACTATATCCGCACTTGCCAATTCAGATATATTCTGCCAGCTATAAGGTTTATCTTTATCCAATAACCGTTTTAACGCTTCTTTATGATAAACTGCTCTACTAGCCAAATCATAAACTTTTAAGTTTATGTCAGACCTTCTCTCTAAAGCTTTTTTATATCCTTCGCCCACATCTCTTGTCGACATAGCTTCTGCAGGTAAAACTAAAAGTATTTTCATTTATTCTCCTCACCTACAATAATTTTTTTATTTTTGCTAGTTTTAACTTGAGGCTTATAAGCTGTAGCCCAAATACCTCCACCCCAAGGTTGATTAGTCGGCCCGTCTAAAATAATTTCAACATCTCTAAAACTAGCAAGTAAATAACTTAATCCATCTGGCATAAAACGCCAATAATCTTTGTATTGGTCTGTACCGTGAATTTCCCAACAAGTGTGCGTAGTAACAATAAATAAACCATTAGGTTTTAAAACTCTAAAAATTTCATCTATCGCTTTTTTAGGTTCGTCTATATGCTCTAATGCTTCCAACAACAGCGCTAACCCCACAGAATTATCTTCTAGTGGAATATTTTTTACATCTGTTACAACTTCAACATCTCCCCATTGATATAAATCTAACGTATGATAATCTTTGCCTTCAAAAAGTTTTCTTACAGAAGCATCCCAGCCTGAACAAAATTCCCAAATAGGTTCTTCCCAAGTTAAACTTTCAATTTTTGTTTTTACAAAATCTATAACTTTATCTCTCATATTATTCCTCCTCAGTTATTTGTTGCAATTCTTGAACTTCACATATCATGGGCTGTACAATCCAATGAGGGCCGCCCCCTGTTTCATCAAATTTTTTCTCAGGTGTACCGCCACTAGTTATTATTGCATGTATAACACCTGAACTTTTATTCAATCTAGGATACGAGTCAATCTTTTCTATAATAAGCTGTCTTTGACTTTGTATATCCGAATTTGCCTGCACATCATCCTGATATTTTATCCACAGTTCTACAATTATGTTCCAGATTCTTTTACGCTGGCCTTTCATCGTAAAGTGTTCATTTGCAAAAGAACCTGGAAGTAATACCACAGCTTTAGTATTACCTTTACCTAAAACTCTATAATCACCATTACTTACATTGTTATCCGAGTATCCATTTATTGTTTTTAGCAAAGCTTGTAAACTACTTATTACAGTACTATAACTCATCGTCTCTCCTCACTTATATCTGTACTTGATACTAAGCTTGGGTGTCTTAAAGTTTTCCTAGTAAAACTATAATCAGGATGGTCCGAATCTGCTTCAATGTCTTCTTTATCACTTATACTAATTCCACCGCAAGTTAAATAATCACTTTCTTGCCAGGACTTAGTTGCACCTAATCTTGCAAAAGCCGGACTTTTAATAAATTCTTCTACTCTATTAAATTCTTGGAAAAATCTTGCATACCTAGTATTTTCACCACCCTCATAACCTACACTCGGTTGTGTTAGCTCTATCATAGAAGCTGCATAAAATGCATTAAAGGGCTGTAAAACTCCCAATATATCTGTATTAGTTTGCTCTTTTGCGTAACCATTAGCAGCCAAAATTGAACCAATTTTATCATAACCGTCAGTTAAAAATGTTTCTACTTGACTTTGGTTAGGATGAGTAGTTGAATCAAAAGTTCCATTGTTAGTTAAATGTCTACAAAGTGCTTCTACTTCAGCTAAACAACTTCCACTAACTCGTTCATATGCGGTATATGCCACTTGGCATCACCTCCATTGTTTAATTGTAACTGAGCTTCTTCTAAAAAAGGTTTCCAGTAAATATTTACAACTTTATCCCAATTATATTCTTTCGCAAAATTTACAGCTTTATCTGAATAAAAAGATTTTTTGTTTTCATAAACTTTTTCCAAAGCTATATAAATTTCATTAACATCAGGTAAAGCCCACCAAGCACCAAAAGGGTGGTAAAAATTACTATAACCTACAGTAAACCCTGACCCACACAATTCAGGCATAGAACTAAAATTAGTAACAATAACAGGTACTCCACATGCTTGTGCTTCTATAATAGGTATTCCAAAACCTTCACCCATGGAGGGGTTGAGCAAAACATCGAATGCATTATAAATAACTGCCATCTCATCACTGCTAAATCCAATAATTTCATGATATGGATTTGGAAATACGGTTATTTCATCAATTTCAAAGAATTTTGCTAACTGGACTAAATCAATCCCGCCATAAGCTTTATCAAATCTACTATGAACATAAAATCCTACATCATCGTTTTTATGGTTTTTCATAAACTTAGCTACAGCTTCAAAAGCTTGAGGAAATCCTTTCTACAAGGAAAACCTTTATTAGCTGCAACCATACCAATAACAAAAGTATTTTCATTAAAACTTAACCACTTTTTGGCTCCTTTACATTCAAAATCGCTATATGGTTTAAAAATGTTAGTTTCAACTCCGTGTGGAATATAATATGCTGAAATACCAACTTTATTAAGCTCTTTTACCGAAAACTTTGAATATGTAACTGGAATCCAAGCATTTTTAGCTCTTTCGATAACAGTCGGGTAAGGAGGGGAACTATCTACCGGAAACCATGGCACCCATTTGAACTTTTTACCAAAATCGGATTTAACTACCCAAATGTCCATAAGAGTTATTAGTATATCAGCTTTAAAGTGTTGCAAGTGATCTTCTATAATATCGTTACCCCAAAGTTCAAGGCCAAGAGGATAATGAACTATGCCTTGAAATTCTGTTATACCACCCATGTGACCATAAAAATCAAAAATTGCAATATCCTCAACAGAATCTAATGTCTTTAATCTAGGTAAAAGACTCGCTCCTTGAACGCCATAGCCTGTATGAGAAAATATTGCATTCGACATATACAAAATCCTAAGTTTTTTCATTTTAATCCTTCCCAACTTAAATCAACCATGTGAAATATGTTGTTACAGTTCCACTAGTTACAGCTAACCCCAGAGATCCGGCATTTAATAATGTTAATTCATAAACTTGACCTGATTTAAAATAACCTGCATTGCTAACTGTACCTGCAGAATTTATTGCCATTCTAAAATCACCGCTTGCCCAAAATATTACACTATGACAATTAGTTGGTACGGTAACACTAGTTCCACTAGCTGTAATATTAACACTAGTGCCCTCCAAATTTTGAACTGTTTTTGCAGTAGCTAATATTGCTCTAGCAGAAGAAAACTTAGCCATTACCAGCCTCCTTCTTAGCTTGTGCTATCTATATAATATGTCGTACCTGCTACTCTAAAATAGATTCTTGCAGTACCTCCAACTTGTGCTACCTGAAGCTCACCATTAGTTGATAATGTTGGTGCAGCAGTTCCTGCAGCTGTAACTAAAGCCACTGCCGATATAAACTTATCATCTGTCTTTAAAATATTAGCTCCACTTCTATATATATTTACATCACCGTTAGCACCTAAAGTAACTGTGCCGCCAGTTACTCTTACAGTAGGAGTTGTTATTGCAGCTCTTTCACGTCTCCATCCCATAGTTTTTACCTCCTATGTCTTAATTCTCTATGCGCATTAAGCTCTGCTTGTGTAGCAAAAACTTTACCGCAATCACAAGTGAAACCTTTTTTAATTTGTGACTCTTTAGCCACTTCACAATATCTTAGACCGACTAATTTCTCATCGTTACGCTTATTTCTTAAATCAAAAAACTCACCTTTGTCGATGTCTGCACCATCGTAATTGAATTTCTTTTTTGCAATTACTGTAACCATCCATCCTCCTTTTTATTATTATAAAATAGAGAATCCCTCTACCTTATAGAGAGATTCTCTATAACTTTTAGTCAGCGGCGTCAGAGAAGAAATAACCTGCGTCAGTAGCTAAAACTTTTTGGTCGAAATAGCTTTGCGCTTCAATAACATCGGCCTTTTCTTCTTCTTTACGAATTCTTCTTATAAACTGAGGTCCTGCACCTACAGCTGGTCTCCAAATAAATGTATAGCCTGCACTTGGTAAAAACAATCCGGGTCTAGGCGCTACATAAATAAGTAATGCATCATCATCAATTATAGGTGAGTAAGTAACATTTGCTTCAGCAGTTCCTTCAGGACTTGATGCGTAAATTGCTTCAGCTATATAAATATTTTCTAGTTCAAGTATAGCTTTAACTAAGTCACTTGTTACTACTCCCATCTGAGTATATTTTACTCTTTCTACAATATCTGGATGGTCTTGTAAAGCGTTCCAAACTATTTCACCTACAAGTAATACATTAGGCCTACGACCAATGCGTTGTAAAATAGTTCTTATTCCATCCCTAATATCGCCTATGGGGTCCGAATTAGCATAATCTGACCATTTGGTAAAACTAGAACCTCCAGTTACATCAGTTCCCCAAACACCGGTTTTCATAAAATTCGTAGCAAAAGCAATTTCTCTTTTTCTAGCCATCTGGTCAGTTACCCACTCTGTAGCATCTCTATCCATATCAAAAGGCTGATCAGCGTTTAGCCTTACTTCATCAGGAATTATTTTTCCAATTGCATAGTTTACACAAAAATATTTATTTGAAGTATCTACAGCATAACCAGCTCTAGCTCCTATCGTGCCGGGTGCTCTTTCTTGCACCTCATTTCTAAACCAATAGCTTTTAGTATATTTTGGGATTATATCTGATTGTTTATCAACATAAATAATCGGAAAAATCGAATCTGCAACATAAGAAGAATTCATATAACCCCAGCTTACAGTAGTTAAAAGTTTGTCTACATGAACGTCTCCAACATCAGGTAAATTTCCAGCCATTTTAAAAATCACCTCCCCTTTCTTTTTAAGCAGCTCTACCTTGCGGTTGAATTAACATTTCAATTATATCACCTGCCGCACTTGCATCTTCCAGAGCAATTCCAATTACATATTTAGTTGTGTCTGTTCCAGAAGTTGCAGTTACAGCCTGGCCGCTAGCATTAGTTGTGAGAAGGGCACCTTGTGTTACTGCAGCCCCAGCTACAACTTTACTAGTTCCTGCCACTCTCACTTTTGCGGGTCTATTAGCAGCAGCAGGTTTGTTTTGTAAAATACCTAAAATTACATCTGTTACAGCATCGCAAATGCCAACAGTTCTATCATTAGTAAGCTCTACTAAATAATACTGATAAGATGATAAATCGGTTGATGCTTTTAGAGTTATATCAATTCCAGCTTGTTCTGTAGCCATTTAAAAATCACCTCCTAATTTCTACCTCTCATTTCAGATAAGTACTGCTTATATAATTCTGGATATTCTCTTGCAACTTCTTGTATAGCTTTAGCCATATCTTTTACTTCAGATTTTTCAACTTTAGATTTAGCAAGAGTTTCTATTTTTTCAACAGCACCTTGTAAGGTTCCTCCAGGATAACCAATTTCACCGAAAATTCTGCTTTGCTTCAATAAATTAGAATAAGCTTTCTCTCTTTCAACTGCTTTAGCAAAATCTTCAGGTGACAAACTAGATTTTAAAACCTTTAACCATTTTACATTTTCTTCAACAGAACCATTCATACTTTTTGCAATCTCAGAAAGCTCTCTCATTTCCTCTTTTTCTTTTAAAGTATTAATTTCCTCTTGTGCTTTAGCTAGTTCCTTTCTATAATCATCACGTTGTTTTTGAATTTCATCCAACAATCCTTCAATATCTTTTTTAGCGGGTTTTTTATATCCGTAACCTTCTTCATCTGAGTTCTTCTTGCCTTCTTTAGGTGCAGGATAACCATAACCCACTACATTAGCTAAAGCATTTAAAGCTGACTTTACATTATCTGGTAAGTCATCTTTATACTTATCTAAGATTTTTAAAGCTCCTTTGATTGCATTTTGGACATCTTCAGATACTCCCGCCTTTTCAACCTTTACGTCTTTATTATCTTCATCAATTTTTTCGCCATCAACATCTATATCTCCGGCAGTTCCACTTTCATTTTTAATCATCAAATATTTTCGTTTATTAGCAGGAGAATCTACTAAACTAACTTCGAAAATATCAAGATCTTCCAATTTAGCCATCTTAATTTCACCTCCACACTTTTTGAAATTTAAAATACTGCAAATTGGTATAGCAGCTGATTTTAGCAGTTCTAATAGACTGCTTGTAGGATCTCTAACAGGATCTCAACCCACGCTCTAACGGGCGCTCTAACTTATTCTTTAATAGGTATTATATTATAATCGTGTACTAAATACAAGCCTTTATCTATCTTTTCTAAATCTGAAACGTTAATTACGTTTATATGTTTTTCACCAAAATGTTTAGACTTAATAATCAAAAAACCGCCTCTGTATTCAGCAATGGGCACACCACAATGCTCACAGCGTATAAAAAAACTATGTCCTGTTTTCTCAGGCTGGTGGTTCTTCATTCTCGACACAGAATGCCTCCCCTCTCACTGAATAACCTGTAAGTTTACCTGATTTAACTAGTTGCCAAACACTGTCATTACCGCAGTATGTGACCATAATCCAACTACCTTTCTTTACCTTTTGCTTATTGCCCTTAAATTCAAATTCTAAGTCTTGCGGTGCAATATAATTTTCTACAGGTCTTACATCGGGTAGTGGTTTTGTATGTTGTAAGTAAATTCTCTGCGCTTTTATCATAAACTTATGACAAGCTTTTTCTATTTCTTCAGCAGTCTGCCAATCACCTTGACTATCTACAGCGTCAGGTTCCATAACTATACCGTAAATTAACCTCTTTTCTTCGTCTACTTTAGCTATAGGAATGAATTTCCCCATAGTAGATTTAGCTTTTTCTTGCAAGTCATAAAGTTTAGGCTTTTCACCCGGCTTAGACCAGATAAGATATCTTTGTCCCTTAGCTTTTAATTCTTTCAATACATCCTCAGGTTTATTCTTTTCCGCGTACGGAACCTGGTCATCAGGCTTGTCTATTAGCCACTTTCTACTGCCACCTACCGGTGCATACATAATTATAAATCTACCCTTAAGTTTATCTCCTTGTAAAAACAATTCAAACGAATGTTCTCTCCAAACACCTATTTCATAAGTACCATGATCTATTTCAAAAAACTTAGCAAATGTTTGACTCGTTGAACCAACTTCCTTAGGCCCTGCTACATAAGGTTTATTTCTGGCAATATTAAGCCATTCAGCAGGTTCCTTTTGCTTCCATCCGCCTTGTAAATTATCTGGTGACTTTAACGTAACTAGTAAGTCTCCGCCTGCTTCTTTATTTTCTTTAGCAGTTCTTAAAAATACTGTGAACCCAAATAACCAACCAGGTTCATAACTAAATCTCAAATCACCATGGACTGAGTGGTCTGTTTCTAATAGTTTGGCTTCATCCCAACCTGCTTCTTCTTCACTTAAACCTCTCCAGTGATGCTGGTATGTGAAATAACCTTTTCCTGATTTAGGATAGCATGTAAACCAATTCTCATTCCAAAAAGTTTCAGAAATTTCAGATCTTGTCTCAATATCTTCTGCTTTTTGTATAACTTTTAAAAAGTGTTTACGTCTAGCCATATCTATTACCTGTTCTACTGTATAAGCAGGTCTACTTCTATCAACCCCTTGTGGATAAGGTTTACCCCAGCTAATAGTCCCATCAGGGTTTAAAATAATTTCTTCTACTTTAACATTTAAAGTGTCCCCTACTTCAGCTAACTTTTCTTTAGTGACAAAAGTCTTACCCAAAACTAAATCTTTATCGTTTTGCCTTAATGCACATTCATAAACCCAACCATTTTCAGTTTTATCTATATTTACAACCTTAACTTTTATTTCCAACCACAATTTAAATTTTGCATAATCATCAGTAGCGCCAAATGTATAAGGCATATCCCAAATTCGCGCTACTACTCCTTCAATAGCTAAATCTGAGTTAGTCCAAGGTTCATACTCCAAAGCTTTTTTACAAGAATCTAAAAAAACTTCTTTATCAGTAACCTTAATCTGAGGTAATACAATAAGATGTTCTAAATTACTAAACTTATCTTTCAAAATTGCTAATCTTTCATAAAATGGTTGCTTATGCAAATCCTCATCCCCAAAATAAAGCAGATCATACAAAAATACATAAGGCACTCCATTTATGTTGTCGGCCAATACGGAAACAATTTGAGGCCTAGCTAAAAATTTACCTTTATCATCATTAGCCATACACAATTCACCTTCAATAATAAAATCAGGTAAATCTTTTAACTCACTACACAAAACTGGTAATTTGTCGGCCTTTTCCTCTTTAGAATCCTCAAAATAAATACTTATTTTCTCACCAGATTTTTGAAGAATACATCGCAATCCATCAACTTTAGGTGATATGTAAAAAGGCCCCTTCTTTTTGCTAGCCCAAGCATTCCACAATTCATCCGCACTAAAAGTATCTGTGTAACCTGCCATATAAGGTTTTGTAGGAATATATCGCTGTATAGGTTTTAAACCTTCTTTAGGTGTAATCTTGAATTTAGCGCCATCGGTAGCTACCTGGACTGCAACTCTGTCTTTACTTAACTCTTTAATTTTCTCTAAAACTTTATCATCATCGATAGTTACTGCCCATTTACCAAAGTGTGTAAAAATAGCATTAGGTATATCTTCAGGTATTAACCAGTCTAATTGTGTTTTAATACTAGCATGCCCAAAAGGTTTATTATTTTTATATCTTACTAGGTCTTTGTCTGAGCTAGCTCCGTCACCAATATAAATTTTAGTTTTGTCCAAGTTATCAGGCTTTTCTAATACATCTGGAAAGACTGCAATTTTAAAGTCTTTATAAATTACATAGTAACCATTAGCAGGAGCGGTAAGAGAATGTGTAACAGGTTGCAGTAACACTTCAAACGGCCCAAAAGTTTTTTTACCTTCAAAAACATTTACATTTATGTTTTTCTTAGTTAGTATTTCTGCTGTAACTTTACTACACCAAATATTACTCGTGTATTCATTTAAATTATCCTGGTAGTGATCCGGGTGCGCATGAGTTATAAGTACACAATCTGCATTAGGCCATTTATTGCCCGGACCAAAATCAACAAGTAACTTATAACCTTCAGCCTCAAAAAGTATTGAAGATTGATTTTTATGGGTTTGTGAATATTCCTCTATTTCGCCCCTTGTGCCTAAAAATGTTATATTTAAATCAAAGGCTTGCTTTACAACTTTTATAGTCCTATCAGTTACAGTTCTGGCAACTAAATCCCAAAGAGGTAAATAATCAGCGTGAGGCCCTGTAGGTTCATATATAAAATGAAGATCTTTAGATTTATCAGGATCCAGTTGCTTACGAATAGCAACTTCAAGGCTCTCATTTCTGTTTTCTTGTTTTATTAGGATATCCATATCGTTTGCAGTTTCAGGACTAGATACACTAGACCCTACGAGTGTAATGAACTCAGGAATAATTACAAAATCATTATTTGCAAAATTAAGCAATTTATCTACGTGGACATCACTGGATTCTAAGTCTTGTTTAGCTATCGGTATTTCAATATTTTGCGCTTTAAGATTTCTAAATACTTTTTGTGTTAAATCATTTGCTTCTGGAGTCATAGTATTGAGATGAAATTCTATAGCTTTACGATTTATCAATTCCTTGATAATTTGAGTAGCTAACTTTTCCATAGCTGCATAAGATAGTTTTACATCTTTACCTTGTTTCTTATTCGCCCACCATGCACAAACAATTCTCCAGTCATCTCTTAACTGGTCATCCCGCATATCTTTAGGATTATAACTCTCGACATCTTGTATTTTAGCAATATATTCTGGAATGTTAGTGACTTCAGGCATTTCTAAATTTCTTTGTATAGCTGTAGATTCTAGTGTTTTAAAAGCATTGAAGAAATCCTCAGCATTCAAACCTTGCAAACCTTCCTGTTGGTATAACTTATACAATTCATCTAATCTTACAAGCCAATCTAAAACTTCATTATCATCCATATTTTCAACTAATGAAGGCATACTTAGTATAATCTTACGTTCATTCTTATCAGGCGGTTCGACAGGTTTAGGATAAGCTTTGCCTCCAGCATGTCCTCTAGCAGATTCATGCAATTCTTGAAACAAATATGGAGGAACCCAAGGCTTTATTTTTTCAATTAGATTTTCTAAATATTCTTTTGTTCTCATCTTACCAAACCCTCTATTCCTTGTTTTACATATTTAGAAAATAGTTTAGGTGCGTCGCTTTTTAATGTATCAAAAGTTTTCTGCATATAATGTTTAGGTACTTGACCTCTTACAGATTTACCATAAACTATACCTGACCTTTTATCTGCTAAAACCTTTTTTCTTACAGGTTTTATTTCCCTCCCCTCAGGTCCATAAATTCCAGTTCCAAATTCTGGATATGGTGCATATTGGATTGCGGTTCCAATTTTACCTTTTAAAGGTTCTATAAATTTATGTGTTATACTACTTCTTAAGTGTCCTGTTCTAACAGGTGCATTTTGTTTAGCTACAAGCTCACCATAGTTCAATACTGCATCCAGCGCCCTTTCAGTTACTGAAAGATAATGGCTAAAGTCCAGTTTGTTTAAAACTTTCTCTAAATTTTTTATATCTACACTTATTTGCATAATAACCTTCTTACTTTCTAACTTAAAAAAGTTTCACAAAGCTCATTAAATTTACGTTCACCTGAACCTGGTACTTCTTTTAAATCAGAAAGCATATAATCCATTCTCAAAAGCCAAGTCCCACTTAATAGTTTGTCTAAAACATCTGGTTCCTGAGGTTTAATATAACCCAATCTAAATTTCACCACTTTTTCAATAGCTTTATCTTTTGCTCTGTAATAGACATCCTGTGAATCTGATGCAACTAAACCGACAATCTCTTCAGGATTAAGTAATTCTGTAATAATAAAGTACTTCATTTTAATAAATTTTCCCTCCTGTCTGTATTAACATTTGCCTACGACCTTTTATAATACTAATCTTTTCACTTACCTCCTCTTTTGAAAGACCTGTTAATTTACCAACAGCCTTTACTAATTCTTCAATTTTTTCATCAGTTATTTCATTTTGCAATTTATTAATAATATCCAGTCTTGCACTTTCAGCAATTTCAGGTTTCAATTTAGAAAGTTTCTCTGCCTCATCATACATACCTTGAGCATTACCAAATGTAGTATCTATAACCCATTCTAACTGTTTTTTTGGATCTTTTAACTCATAAAATTCACGATCTTCTGCAGCAACATAATATAAACTTAAACTATTATCAATTAATCCAACATAATAATTCTCTGATTGTTTATTAGTTCCTATCATCCAGTTGCCGCCGTGTCTGTCATGATTATTAATTAAAAAGTCAAAATAAGGCATTTTGAAAAATTCATTAGCGTTATCCACTTTCGACCAGTCAACTTCATCAACTTTATAATAACATTTAAACTCGTACTTAGGCATTTTACTATTCCAGTCAATCATAGTAATAGCTTCCCTATTTGCCCTCAATTCCACATCGCCTGCCAATTCTGGAGGAACTTTTTTTACAAATCGGACATCAGGCATATTTATACCTAAAGCTTTACCCAATCGTTCCGCAATTATTTCATTAGCTAATTCATCATGACTTGAAGTTTTTATATACCATCTTTCATTAGTTCTTTTATCCCTTAAAATCCAGGACTGGTTAGCCCCTCGATTCTTATTACCTTCGACAAACTCAAGATTGCCTAGAAACTTCTTATCAGCTTCCATCGGCCTTGATAACAAAGATTCTAAAGGCTCAGTCAATGAAGGCTGTTTACTGGGAGCAGTATCTCCAAGCCAAGGCCCAATAGAACAACGACATCCCGGGTGTGCAGGAGGGCCGTCAACATCTTCACCGACACCTCCAAAGGCTTCATCTAAACCTATAATTTTGTTATTTAGCTCTCTACAATGCGGACAAGCTCCTGCTTGTCCATCTAACCAAACTTTCTTTTCAACAATACCTGACTCTTTATACACTTGTAAACTTCCTTGAGTATATGCGCGGATTGTTTCTGTTTGCGCTATTTGTTTAGCTTTCCAACTTGTTATATCAGTTACTAATTCTTCCACCCTATCTTTGAGTTCGGGTAATCCTTCGCCAAATTTTAAACCTGTACTTAAGCTTTCTCTTAAACTATCTCTTACCGTATCAAAAACGCTACTAGCTACTTCTAAACTTCTTGCCCTCATCCACCTTATAGCATTTTCATTTTGTAATGACCAATCTATAGTTAAACCTGCAAAAGCAGGAAAGTTTTTAGCAGATTCACCACCTAGACCAAGACAAAGCGATATTGGCTCCTGAATAGTTTTAGCAAATTCAGTAACCCACTGATCCCACTCTTCAGGAACATCAGCTTTTTCAACTTTTCTATATACGTCCATATAATTTTCAGCTAACCACCCACTAAATTTTTTCATAAATTTTACTATTGCTTCTTCAAAGTCATTTTCTAGTTTAATAAGCTTTTCTTGGTTCGGCCTGTAATTGGGATGCCAATCTTCCGCTTTTACTACTTCTCTACTTAATAGATTTTTTTTTTGCAATCTATTTTCTAAAGCTTCAGGTAATCTCGCTACCAGCCTTAAATAGTCCTGTAAATTATCATCTGGAGTTATCAACCCTAGTTCTATAGCTGGTTGTAAGAATTTCATCAAACTTTCAAGATCTACAGGTAAAGCACCACTATGAATAACTTTAGGCCAAACCTCAGGTTTAAATCCATTAAGTTTCATAAGTCTTTCTACAGCAAACTTATTAAACGTTTCTGCAATATTGTCAGCCCAACCATTTAAACTATCTAAAAAGAAGTCTTTTAAGCTTCTTCCTAACGCGTAACTACCCACTCTCTCTGCACCTAAAACTAAAAACTGCGCTAAAACTGACAACAACATCTCATATCTATATCTTGTTATGCTTTCTCTAAAATCAGTTAAATCACTTGTTGGGCTTTTAAATTCAAAATCCCAACCATAAGGTAAAGTCAAGCCCATTTGCTCATCAACTCTAATTTTACGAACAATATCCTTAGCTTTTTCAAGATCTTCATCAGTTGCAGTTTCAGGCAATTTCATTACAGGAAAACCAGCACCTCTTCTTTCAAGAACAATACCTTCCATTTGCTCTAAGTTTGTCTTAAAATAATAAGCTCTATAAGCAGTTCTTAAAACACTAACACCAAATGGATTATTTGCTTCTTTACTTGTTCTAAACAGTAAACTTTTCCAAATGGGTATCTCTCTAATTTTAAAATCAGGAGGTGCCATTTGAACCATTGCTTTTATTCCACCCTCATCATCAAATATCCAATCATGCCAACTAAGCTGACTTCTAAAAGCAAACTTACGCCAACCAATCTTACCATCACTGAATTTGCTGGTTAAACCTTCATCTTCATTCTCACCTTTGCGTAGCTTATAAACAATTTCAAACCACGCCCAACCAAAAGGTAAAAACGTTACAACTTCGCTTAGGAAATCGTTCCAGGTATGAGACATGTCATCTAAACAGCTTTCCAAAAAGTCTGCGGCATCTAGAGCTTCTTTACTTGAGTTTGCAGGTTTAACTTTCCAACGCATCCTTCTTAAATTCATCTCAATAGCAAACAAAAAACTACCCACAGTTGGATCGTTACGCCTCATTTCTTCGTAAGTCCTTATTCCTCTTAAACCTTGCAGTTCAGTTAAAAATTCTTCTTTTATTTGTCCGCCCCATCGGTTTAACCCTGATGTACCAATTTCAGCAGTTAACTTTTCAGTATCTTGTTGTTGTTTTTTTATTGCCATCTAAAACTCTTCCTCCATGGACTTATAGATATACTTTTTTCTAATTCTTCTGTAACTAACGCTGCACTAAGCCTATTATTTTCCCATTTACTTTTTTGATACAAGTCAACCACATCAAATGATTTACCTTGTCTAAGATTTGCTACAACACTGGCGTAGCAATCTGCATGCCAAAAGTGATCTGGCCCTATAGAAGTCCACCATATCTTTCTTACTCCGTATCTATCTTCTCTTTCATCTTTTCTAATATTCGACAGATGATCAACAAAAGTTTTAAAACTACCTACTCCAGCAAGTAACACCCTTCCTTTTACATAACTTTCATAATTTGCAAGCATTACTTCACTCCTATCTAAAAGCAACGCATCGTGATAACCTGCTTTACGAGATTCACTAATCTTAATTGGTGTCTCCTGTTCTTTATAATAGGCCATCTTCACTCTACCAGGATATTTTTTAACTAAATTTCTAACATTATGCTTATTCGGCAAAGCATCAATAAGACACAGCGTTACACGCCAAGCCTCTAACAAATTCTCGATTCTATCAAAACTTTCGCACCGCTCTGTCCACACAACAATTCTCCTACCGTCTTTTACTGCTGTAATTACAACATATAATTCATCACCCTGGTCTACTCCCATAAATACATTATCTACATCTCCTACACTATCTTCATCAATAACAAGTTTAAGTAAGAACGGAGTTGATAAAACTACATCTCCTATACTATATGCTAAGCCCAAATTAAAATTGTAAAAGTTTTTCGTATAAGTTATATTCTTTTCAGTTTCCGATAAATCTTTGAAACTTATCCAAGGTGCAATTGTTTGTGGTATATAATATCCATGTACTTCTCGGTCTGGATACTTGGCAACCCATGTTCCATTATTCCTATCTAAAACTTTACCACATTTAGGACAAAGCCAATCATCCATACCTTTTTCCTTCCATATAAAATAATCTAATTCAATATCATTCTTACCACAATGTGTGCAAGTGATAAGCCAGGTATGCATGCTACTTTCGCTGTACAACTTATCAATGCCATAACCAGGTATTGTAGGAGTACCAATATTCCAAATCCCCTTGTAGTCACTAGCATCAAGTCTTCTCTTATACACTTCTCTTACATCAGGTTTGCTAAAGTCAAGTTCGTCGTGGATATTTAAATCAGATGGAATTTCTAGAGCTTGCTTTTCTGACCAAGTACCTCTAAAATACCATCGGCCTGTAGAAAATTTTTTAAACTGGGCATTATTCAATTGAAGCTCATCAGATAGGCCTGAATGAGAAAGAATACTATCAAGTCTGCTAGTGCTAAAAAGCATTGCATCTTCACGGCTCGGAAAAGTATAAATAACGTTATACCCTCTTGTTTTTATAAGATATAAAGCCTTTAGAGCAGAAAGGGTTGTAACACCAACTTGAGTTGCTTTTTTATAAACTTGATAGGGTGATAAGTCCTGATATAAGGCTTTCAAGTAATTTCTATTTTCTAACATTACAGGGCTTGCATCTTCTGTTTTAGTTTTAGCAATGAAACTAAGAATGTCACAATTCTGTTGGTCTAGTTTTACCACAAGATCGGATAATATTTTTTGTTTAATTGTTTGATACAAAACCTGCACCAATTTCTTCACCCCTCGCTAACTTTTTTATATCCGAGATAACCTGGGTTAACGTTTGTTGGTCTTTTATGTGAATTTGTAGAATATGTACGATATTATTAACAACATCACTTACAACTCTTGTTTCAACACGAGAAGTAGCTTTTCCTGCAAGTAACATCTGTAACTTATATACCTCGAGACTAAGTTCTAATAAACGTTCATAGTTTCTTGGTTGCATAACTTGCAAATATTTATGAATTTCAGTAAGACAAGTGTTTAAGTTTTCAAAGAAAGCAACTTCCAGCGGGTCTAAGCCATCTGGTATTGGTACTGTAAGTGTTTTTGGAATAATGTTAACTTCTTGAGTGTTTTTCCATTTTTCTTCTCTTGACCAGGCAGAGACAATTTGGGGACTAATACAAAGTTCGTCTGCAATCTCTTTTATAGTCCTACCTTTAAGATATAGATTTTTAGCAATTTGCCTTAATTGCGTATGCTGTTGTATGCTCATTTTACCTTACCTATTTACTTTTTTCTTAAATTTTTTCAATAGGTAATTAACGCATTATACTACAATTTGATTATATAATAAACTAAAACAAATGTAAAGTAATAGTTAGTGAAAAAGAGAGAAAATTTGGTATACAAATTTGGTTTAAAAATCCGGATAATTTTTAAAACCCAGTAACTTATTTCAAGCATCCGAGGGTTTGTTTTTTTTTACTTTTGGCCTATAATATACTTAATATGATGTTACTACTATATACAATTTGCATCTCTTATACTTCTCTTTTTATGGCAATAATTCTTCTCTTATGTCTTCACTATCGTGTCACCGATGTTTCTATTATTTTGTCTATAATGATTCTATTAATGAGTTTAATAATATGTCTATTATGTCTCTATTATTATGTCTCTTATACATCCATTAAACAACTGCCCATTATATCTACAGCAGGTCTCTTATGTTTTTCTATAACAGGCCTATAACAGGCCAAGGATTACTTTTAAATAATAACCAGTTATGCTAAAGAGGGCCGACTTTACTACTTACTGTTTTGTGTTTTGTAGGCCCCTTAGAGAAAAGAAAAAGAAAAGTAGGCCCCTTTAGAAAAAGAAAGAAAGAAAAGAAAGTAGGCCCCTTTGAAAGAAAACATTTGAGAAAAGAAAAAGTAGGCCCATTAGAGGAAACCCATAATAAAAGAGAACAGGAAACCAGATTTAAAACCGGTAACCGGACTTAAAACAGGAAACCGAACCTGTTAATGGTAAAGTACTAAGTCAGCCATGTTTAACAAATGTTACAAACTGAAAAAGTAAATCTTATACTTCTATTAAACTTCTATTATACTTTTATTATACAAGTATTATAATGAAAGAAAGAATAGAGATAAGTGTATAAACATGTTTAGATTTTTATAAACAAAAATATTGACTGGTTTGTACAAATTTACAAATTTAAAATTTGTAATTTGTAAATTCGTATATTCTACCAAGGATAATTTTTATATTATAAAAGGATTAATACATACGTGTGTTTAAAAAGATGTTTTTATACAAATATAATATAAAAATTATCCTTGATAGAAAAAACAAAATTAAATTTTACAATATTTAAAAAGTTATAAACAAAAATATTAACCGGTGTGTACAAATTTTACAAAATTTAAAAAGTTATAAACAAAAATATTGACGAACTTGTACAAATTTTACAAATTTAACAAAACTTACACCTAAACTCAAACTGCTCCACAATTACCACACAAAAGTTACCTCTGTTACTAAAATTTATTAGACTTCTATAATACTTCTCTAATACATCTTATGGCCAAAATAATACTCCCCCTTCAGTGTAAACTTCTACTTCTACCACTTTATATATTTTTTTTACACCTCTCCTTGGGGAGTACTTTGTACTTTGTACTTTATAAACTTACATTACTTACTTACACATAGTCGTACACATTATAAGCAAAATAGGAATAGTTACAAAAACTGTAAGTATCAATCCTACAAGCCTAAGAATTCTACCAACCCTCTCCATCTTATCCCAATCCACACCACTCACCTCCTATTTAACCTTTATATAAACTTCAATATTTTTACCACTATACTCACTTATAATATCAGATACATCTTTATCACCTATCTGATAACCCTTTCCATCGCATTTATACCAGTCAAGTCTAGTAACTTTACCACTTGCCACTAACTGTACCTGCTCTTTATCTTTTAGAAAGTCCACCGGATAAAATCTATGATCTCCAAGAAGTAGCCCTGCTAGAGCTACTTCTTCAAAATAAACTATCAAATCATAGTCATCAATCACATACTTCATTTCTTCTCTGCCTCCTCTATCATTTTTATAATTTCCTCCGGTTTTTCTTTCACAGTAAATTCACTCTCTTCTGTTACAATATCTGTCTCCTTATTTGCACTATCCCATGTCATTCTAATTATATGTTCTGGCCTAATATAAACTTCACTCTTCCATCCTGTTAGTTTTAGTTTTATAAATTTCATTTTAACTCTCCTCCTCATTTTTTAGCTTTTTTTTTAATTATAATTATAGTACTTTTATCTAAAATATCAAACTTTTTTTTCAAAAAAAGTTAAAAAAAAACTAAATTTTTTGTTCAAATTTTGGTAAATTTTTTTATTAAAAAACATGCTTATTATTCATAAAGTATTATTTTTACCTTTCTCCTCTCAAGTGCTGCAAATAAGTCATATATTGAAACTGGCTTTCTGTCTTCACCAATAATATAAAAGTCCCATAACCTAACTTTATTAGATAAATCTCTTTCTATTGTTACTATACCGCTTGCTATCACCTTTTGCTTTTTTATTTCTTCTATAACATCTTTCATTAATTCATCAACTTTTTCTAGCTTATCTTCAAGTATCACTTTACTCCTCCTTTAAGGGTAGTTGCTGTTGATAATAGTTATTACACTTGCCTCTTTTAATTCCTAATGCTTTAAGTATTAGCTGGATGCATTTTTTACATTGTTCTATACTAACCTCGCTGTCATGTAAACTGGGGTTTTGACCTTGTAAGGCATCCAACAGATAACTGCAGATACCGTCTACACCATTTGAAAACAAAGTTAAAACCTTTACTGCCGTCTCAAGCTCTTTTATTTTCTCTCTATATACTTTTGCAGTTGTCGTATTTTCTTTTAAGATATCGCCGTATAATTCATAGATATAAGTCTTTAATGACTCTAAGTTTCTTATTGCGTATTCAAACATTTTTTTATTTCACCTCACTTTCTTTTATTCTTTTAAGATTAATTAATTTTCTGTTCTCCCAAACATTTCCGATAACTTTAATGTCGCTGGCATAGATAAACTTAAAATCTACAATATAGAGCCTGGGTTGTTTATTATTGTCTATGCGTCTTAAAAGCTGCATGTAAGCTCCAGCTATTTCACTATCTATAACAACTAAAAATAGGCCGTTATGCCAAATATCCTCAACTATATCATCTTGGTAAACTTCAACGCCTAATTTGTCGTGCCTACCTGTTGATTGCATAAAAACTAATCTTTCTTTTAAGGTATCCCAACTTACTTCGCTAAAAAGAGGGTCTTCTTGAATATAAGAAAATATCTCCCATAAAGTAGCCCCTCTAGTCCACCATTCCTTTAAAGTCTTATCCCAAACTCTAAATTTTGGTACCATTTTGCCTCCTTAATTCTTATGGCCGTAAGACCAGTTTATTACAAGCTTTTTAAATGTCTCCCACAGGAATACATATTCCTCTGCAAGTTCTCTGTTTAATTTAATCTGCTCATCCAGCTCCTTTTCTATAAGACATCTGTTGTCGCCGGTATTCATTTTCATTTTTATATTTTTCACCTCCTCTGTAATCTTTACATATTTAAATTTAGCACTTCTTGGGCTAATCGTTTTATTGCAATATCACAGTATTCTTTATTAATTTCAATTCCTATTCCTCTTCTACCCAAATCCTTACAAGCTCTTAAAGTAGTACCACTTCCCATAAAGGGGTCTAGAATAATATCGTCTTTACTAGAAAAGTTTTCTAGTAACCATTTTAAGACTGCCACAGGCTTCTCAGATGTATAAACTATTTTTTTCTTTTTATAGTTTGGCTTTATCTTGCTTCCAGTAAAACCCTCATAGTTACCTGCATATGTATAATCTAAAACTTTATTTTTTATCTTAAAAGAGGTCCATATTAGCTCTGCTTCATTAGTTGTCTTTAAGAAAGGCCTCTTATACCACACAACCCAACCTAGCTTTTTAGGCAGGTCAAAGAAATTTCCACCGAAGATTATCTGGTTTTTACTTACCCTAAACATCTCATCAAAATACTCTTTCGGAGGAACCTTATCCCAGTCATTTTTTGTTATCCCATAAGGCGGATCAGTTACTATTAAATCTATGCTACTGTCAGGCAATTCTTTCATAACTTCAAAACAATCTCCTAAGTATATCTTTATATTTTCTTCTTCATAGTACGGTTTAATCATTGAAATGAAACACCTCCTGCGAAAGTCTTTTTACTGTGATATCACAATATTCTTTATTAATTTCAATTCCAATACATCTGCGATTAAGCCGTTTACAGGCCACAGCTGTAGTTCCAGAACCGATAAAAGGGTCAAGGACTGTATCATTTTCATTGCTTGATATTTTTACTATTTTTTCTATAAATCCTAGTGGTTTCTCAGTGGGATGTTTTGTATCTTTTTTGCCGATAACATATGAGTAAATGTTAACACAATCTTGTTGCGATAGGAAGTTAAAAGTTTTAGGTTTGCCTTTTGAGACGTAAAAGCATAATTCAAATGCTGAACGATAGTTGTTTTTTACAAAATGCGGTAATGGATTTGTTTTTACGATAGCTAACAAATTTTTATAAGTAAATCCTACTCTTTCTGCTTCTCTAACAAAAAACCCACTATCTTTTCTGTCAGAAAACATGTAAAAACTTCCACCTTTCTTCAGTACTCTGTACATTTCTGTAATTAACCTAAAAATAAATTCGTCATACTCTTTTTTATCATAGCTATCCCACTGTCCCCATGCTTCCATAGTTGACATTATTTTGTTTCTTAACATTATTCTTTTACTTGAATCGCTTATATTGTATGGTGGGTCAGCTATAACTAAATCAATACTATTATCAGGAATCTCATTTATTACGTTAAAACAATCATCACAATATATTTTTATGTTTTCTTCTTCTTCATAATATGGGTTTAACATATTTAATAATGCCTCCTACTTTCAAAGTGGCCTAACCTGCTATTTTACTGGATTTACTACAAATTTGGCACTATTTTCAACCTCTAATTTGGGTTTTAAGGGGCGAAAATAAATAGGTGAATGTAAAACTATTACCTGTTTAAGGGTGTTTAAATGGCTTTTTATACTGTAATTGTAAATAAGCATTACCTTGCCCCCATATCCTTTTCGCGATTGTAGTGCTGCAGGTCAAAACTGCTTTGAATTTGCCACTGCACAACTTCATCATCAGGTATATCTTCCTCTTCTTTTTCTTCTTTTTCAAACTGAGCCTCATAATCAGCCCAGCCCTCTTTGGTTTCTGGAAAACAACCGCGAGGTCTTATGAATTTTTTCATTTTTTTACTCCCTTCTTCTATATTTTCAATATCAAAATTTCCTTCTTCATCAAATACTAATGTACATTTGAACGGAAGAAGTTTATAGTTTTTTAATTTTTCAGCTAACAACATAGATGTTGTGCTGGCAGTTTTATGTTCTGCATTGTGGTCGTAATAAATTGTTGTAAAAACCCCGTAGCCGTGAGGATTTACTCTAATTTGATAATCAGTAACTTCTACATAAATTTTCTTTTTCATTTTTTGTTCCTCCTTTTCTTTATTAAATCACTTTTGTAATCTCTTGTAGTATAGTTAATTTGCCAATTGCAACTTCAACTGAGGAAGCTGCACCTTGAATTTCACCAGAAGAGTTATAATTGCCGCATTCCCTCTGGAATTTTAGAATTTCTTTTAGGTTTTTCATTCTTCTTAGCAAGTAATCGACTGAGTCTATTGCTTCATCTACAGCTCTATCTAACTGTTGTTGTAAATATCTTTTTTTAGGGTCTAGTGGAAGTTCTTTTTCAGTTGTGGTGTACTTATAAACATCATCAACTAGATGCCTAAAATCTTCTCGCAACTGGTTCTTATCATAATTTTTAGCTTCTTCAATTGCTTTTTCTGGTGAGTCAGTTTCTATAAAGTAACTGTGTAATTCATTCTCTTCTTTGTCCGTTACCATTATTTTATAAATTTTCTTTTTCATTTTTTAAAACTAACACCTCCATCTTTTTTACCCCAAATTCAGTTGCTTTTTTCTGGTCATTGACAAAATATAAATCTAGCCTCTTTCCTTTTACTAAACTTCCGCAATCGATAGCCAGAAACGGAACAATATCTGTCTCAAACTTAATAAGAACAACTGAACCGTATGGAATAACCTTTGGGTCAACGGCGCATAAGTTAAAGTATTTAGATAACTTTTCAATATCAATGTTAGTTGAAGAAATAGAGTTACAACCATCGTCTAGAGAAGTATATGCTGTAACTGTAAAGGTTTCCCAAAGCCCAGATTGCCTAAAGTAGTAATCTGAATATTTTAAATCAAAATATTTTTTACTTAGTTTATTGTAGCTATCATAAATTTCATTGTAGCTTTCAGTAAATTTACTGAGGGTATCGAAATAACTCTGTAGATTTACTGAATATTTTTGTTGTTTTTCAACTCGGTCAAATACGACACTTTGTAAGTAACATGTATAAGCAAGTAAACCCAATGTAATTATAATTGTAATGCTAATAAAAATTTTAAAATACAATTTCAGCTCCTTTCTTAATCTTTCATAACATGAAAAGTCACTTCTTTGGCCATGGCAAATACCGCGTTTTCAACAGCTTTTACATCTCCTGATGCCATAGCTACGCAAAGACTCGTGCAAATTGTAAATAAAAGTGAGATTATAAAGTTTGTAAAGTATTCCTGGTATTCCTGGTTTGTAAAAAGCATTTCTAACTTGTTAGAAAGCTCTGTAGGACATGTAAAACTAATTTTTGAACCGCTACAAATTTCTTCAATATCACCAAATTGGTTTTTAACTTCTTCTGGTACTACAGATTTAAATTTTCTATGTTCTACATCCCAATCCATATGAATCATAATTTCTACCATTTTTTTATTACTCCTTTTCGCTTTAATTATTTTTACCTCTTTATTGCCCTGAGACATCAACAAAATCAAAATTTTTAGGTTTAGTTGAGATTTCAATTATTACGCACTCTTTTATTGTAGTTTTACAATCCCAACACTTTTTTACTACATTGTAAAACGGTTGGTGGTTGTAA